GTACCTAGTTTACTAGAACCTAGTGAGTATCCATTTACATCTACACTTACATAGTCTATAGTATCTACTCTAGCAGTTACTCCATTTAAACTAGAGCTTAGTGTACTTAGACTACTAGCATTAGATGCTATATTACTAGCATATGTAGATATTTGACTGTCAAAGAATGCTGCTGCACTTCCATCAGCAAAGTACGCACCTACTGTATCTAGTGCTATAGCTGCAGAACTAGCAGCATCTGTCTTAGTTATATCTAGATTAGATATAGCAGCTGTATGATCTCCTGTAGTAGTTACTAGTCCTTGTTGTACTGTATCTATACGTAGATCTTCTGCTTGTAGATTAGTTATTGATAGGTTGTATCCTGGAGAGAGAGACTCTAGATATGCTATAGCTCCTGATTGATCTGTTACAGTAGGATCTGCTGCTATTATAGTAGATACCATGTCACTATACCATGTAGGTATATTCTCATTAGTATATCTCTTTACATAGATGTCATCACCTACTAGAGTATATTGCTTTACCTCTGCTTCTACAGATATAGGTGTATTAGGCATTGGTTATCCTACTACTACATACACATCATCTATGAATGCAGTCATATCACCTTGAGCTAGAGTTGTTCCATAGATTGCTACTCTTAGGTTAGGTCTACTCATATATCTATCTTCAGCTGCTGATACCTTTAGAGGTAGTGTTCCACTCTCTACATCAGTTATAGTTCCAGCTACTATTCCATTAGGAGCATCTTCTATAGACATAGCTTTACTATCTACATAGAGTTCACCAGTCTTTCTATTTAGTAGACTGAATGTGAATGTATCTCCTACATCTAGTACTAGAGGAAGAGTAGTTCCATTCTCTTTTACTTGTATAGTGAAGTCTAGTGCCTTACCTTTGATTATTGTGAATGTGGTTACTGTAGCCATACTATCTCCTGTTTAATACTCTATAGTATACCTCGAAAGGTATACTTATAGTACTATACTGAAATATCTTCATATGAGATATTAAACTTACGTACATTCTGTGGAGTTTTATTTCCAGTTCTTCTACCTTCAATGATCTCATCTCTGTGTAGAACTATCATAGTATCTTTAGCATTCTTTATGAGACATGCTTCTAGCTCTATAGCTATATCTAGTGGGATGATCTTACTCATACCAAAGTGTTGGTTCTCTACACTTAAATATGCAGTAGTAGTCCACTCACTATCTCTCTTATCATTAGAAGAGATTGTTACTACTCTAGTCTTCATAGCTGCTACTTTACGTTTAGCTACATGTTCTCGGAAGATATCTTCTTTAGACTTACCTTTAGACTTTGCTTTAGGTTCTGCTTCTACTTCTTCTTTAACTTTGATAGAGTCCCCTGCAGACAGACTCTTATAGTGTAGCTCAATCTTATCAGCTAACTTTACATCACCAATTCTATCATTGTACTTTATACCTAGTGCATCAGCTTCTGCTACTAGTTCTTCTCTTTCTTTTATCATTTAATAATTCCTCTAAGGTTGTTTATGATTTATATTGAATCCCTCCGAAGAGGGAAAGACTTATGACGAAGCACCAACTAGTACTTTAAGTAATCTTTCTTCTTGAAGAATGATACCTGCATACCACATTGTGTATGAGAAGAAACCGTTAGTTCCAAATGGATTAGTAAGTTCAATCTTCTCAGGAGACTGAGCGTTGAATGAAATCTTATTATACCCTTTTAGACCTACAGTTGCAAATGAACCTTTAGTTGGGAACAGAATAGGGAATGCATCAAATTGAGCATCATTAGTTCCATCAGTAGCTTGAATACCTGAGAAGCTTAATCCACCAGTGTATGCAGCATCTTGTACAGATGTTGTATTAGCAGCTACAGCATTAGCAGCAGCTGCAGTAAAGTACTCAAGACCATCACCATCCCCTACCCATGGACGTACAATAGCACCAGCTTTAGCATAGATTACAGCAGACTCTGATTCAATGAAACGAACATCATGCATAGCACCAACTTCACCTTCAGCTAAGTTAGCAGCAGAAGCATACTTGTACATAGGAACATATACATATTCAGTTTCATATGTACTACCACGAGTTAATGACTCTAAGTCATACTTAACTTCAGGTCCAACAATAGAATAGAATGCTTTGTTAATAGTTCTAGTATCAATCTTAGTTGAACCAGTTACTCTATCAGTATTCTTCTCAGCACGATTACGAACCAACTTACGAGAAGCTTTACGAATCAAGTCATAGTTTACTTTAGCAGATGCATCAGTAGTACCATCTTGAACAGCATCAATACCAACAGTATCTAAACTAGAAGAAGTACCAGCATACATTACATTTGTAGTAGCTAACATATCTAATTGGATTAGATCTTCTGCTCTTTGATTAGCTAGTTTACCTAACTCTTCACGGTAACGTACTTGTATAGTATCTTCAGAGAACATTGCTGCTTCATCAGTATAATCAACCATTTCACCATAACGTGAGAATGCAGTTTCCATAGTTACTTTCTTGATACTACGTTTGTTAGTTGCACCTGAACCTTCTAATAGAGAAGCACCAGTACCATTTGTAGCAGTTAAACCAGCAGATACATCTGTGATATTTCTAGCAGATAAATAACCTTTAGTTGCAAAATCAGCATCTACACCATCTTCTCTATCAAAGATATGTAAGAACTTAGAGATCTTATATGTCTTACCCATGTTTAGAGGCATAGACTTTCTATCTGCCCATTGAGAGTATACACTCACAGTATTAGCAGCTTTTACACCAGCTTTGTCATAATAATGAACAACAGTATTTGCTCCTGCAGTTGCAGTAGTTGTACCATTCCCATAAATATTTCCTATTGCCATCTTGTTTCCTTTGCCTCTCTAGGAGGACTTATTGTCTAGCTTGAAGGTCTTTGTACCACTTATCGTAGTCTTCATCATTCTCATCATCTAGGTAGTTTATTACATCCCTCTTCCCAGCATTACTCTTAGTAGGGGTAGCAGCCTTACGTTTGTTAGACATCTCTTTTATGTCTTTCTGTTTAGTGTCTACTTTAGGTACTTCTACTTGAGCTGTATTCTCTGCTTTAGCATAGAACTGTTTACCAGCTTCCATATAGTACTCTAGATCTGACTTACTTCCATCACTTAGTGCTTTCATCTTAGCAGCCATAGGAGCTACTTTACTATATACACCAGACTTAACATCATCATGTAGTCCTGAAATCATCTCAGGGTTCTCTGCCATAGTTGTTCTAGAAGCATTATCCCATTCACCATCAATTACTCTTTCAGTAGTTGCATACTCTGCATCCCTACTGATGTTAGAGACTATATCTTCTATAGCTGATAGTGATTCATCTTTACCATACTGTTTAGGTTGATATTCTTCTTTACTGTCAGTATCAATATCCAGTGCATCTACGCTTGTTTTCTTCAATACTTCAGCTATAGCAGACTTATCTCCCTTCATAGCATCTATCATCAGGTTAACATCAGTCTCAGACATACCATTGTCTTTAAGAGCTGATATAGACTTTCTCCAAGGAGCAATCTCTTGCATCTTCTTCGTATAGTCCATAGCTTTAGGAGCTAGTTGTTGTAACTCTTCTAGTGAAAAGTCATACTCTTGTCCATTAGCTTTAACCTTATATGAGTCCTCTTTAGTTTCAGACTTAGTTACTTCTACTTTATCGTCAGATTGATCATCACTGATGTCTTCCTCTTTAGTATCTGTATCTTCTTTCTCCACTTCTCCGTCTTCCTTGGAGTCCTCAGTCTCAGCTGGTTCCTCTGGTTGTTCCAAGTCATCTTCAGTTTCAACTACCTCTTTCTCTTCAGGAATAGCGTCTCTGATTTCAGTGAAAGAGGGCTCTTCATCCTCCCTCCATATTCTTTCCATCTCTGGATCTATTGCAAATTCATCATGCTCAGGAGATTCCATTATCTACTCCTTAAACTTGAGGTTCATCATCATATAGATCAGCCTTAGCACCATTACCTAACTGCTTAACAGTAATGAAGTAGTCTTCAAGGTTTGATATTGCTATCATCTCTTCCATTAGATCACCTCTTCTACCTTCACGCTTAACACTTTCATTAGCTAATAAACTAACACTATTGATTGCCTTATCCTTGAAGTATCCTTCTAAGATTAATGATTGGAAGTCCTTGTTATCCATAAGACGATCTAGTGAATCCACTTTCTCTGCCCAGTAACTTGCTTCTACCATTTCTAATTCTACTTCTTCTTTTTCAGTTGGGTTGCTCATATGAGTCCTACCTTTTGTTTTGGATTTGACAGTTTAGCTTGAGTAGGACATACCTATCTGGTCCTATGACGTAATCTTACACTAACTTTAATATAAAGTCAACTTATCTACTTCTTTCCTCCAGACTTAGCTAGTCCTTCTTTAGGAGCTAGGTGCTCTTGTTGCATTCCTTGGAGAGCTATCTCATCCATCTTACCTAGTCTCTTATCATCTTGCATCTGTGCTGCATATTGCTTATCAGCTCCAGACTCTTTCTCTAGATAGTTTAGATCTTCCATATCAGACTTACTATGAGTTAGTCTAGACTTAGCTTCTTCACTATCTGCTTTAGCACCTTTCAGTCTCATATCTACTTGATTCTCTTCAGCTCTAGATTTTCTCTCATACATCTCTACTTGTAGTTTTTGCATCTCTAGTTGTTTCATCTGTTCTACATACTGATCAGGTTCTGGTTGATACTCCATCATCTTCTTAGCTAGGTCTGGCATCTTATGTAGTCTCATGATATCAGCCATGATTATCTTTCTGATACCAGGATCTTCATTAGGACCTACTGTTTGCATCATGAAAGATAGTTCTTGTGCTTTAGCTGCATTATCTTCTGATGTAGATACTTCTATATCTATATCTATGTTACCTTGTAGGTCATCTCTTCTTACAGGTACAAACTCATCATTAGTTATTCTCATTACTTGATCTGGTTCTAGGAACTCTGTATTATATGACATCCACTTACGTAGTAGAGGCTTTAGCATATTCTCAGATACATTCCTTACTATGTCTAGTCTTCTAGCAGCTGTAGCATCTAATGCACCTCTTGCTGCTGTAGCACTACCACCTAGAGACTTACCACTACCATTACCATGACTGAACCCTCCAGTCATACTTTCAGCTTCATTACTCATTAGACTATACATATCAAATGCTGAGCCTGGTATTGGGTTGAAGTGTCCTTCTATGAAATCACTTGGAGCACCATTGAACTCATAGTTCTGACCACCTAGGAATCTCTTCTTGTTCATTACATCTAGAGAACCTTTCTTGATACCTTTCTGACCATTAGTACTTTGAGCCATATTATCTATAGTACCTCTTAGTAAAGCTGTCTTTACCTTCTGAGTATCACTTAGCATCTCAGCATTAGTCTCACCTTCCATCTGGAATGGTACTGATGAGTAGGGTACAATTATGAATGGTATCTTCTGATCTGGATATGGATTACTCTCCAATCTAATGATTACACTACCTACCCATACACATACTACAGGTTCAGCTATTCCATCCTCATTCATATCATAGTTACCCCAGTATTCATGTACTATGAGTTTCTTTCTAGCTTCATCACTAAAGTTGAAGTTACTCTCATCTTCTGGATAGTAGTCATTTGAGTTATTAGTAGCTTCTGAGGAAGACAGTGCTACCTTATCTAGGTTCTTATACCTACCATCACTCTTCAGCATAGATAGACTTGACTCATACCTTACTATTACGAATTGACATTCATCCATATCATCTTTACATGTAGGATCTACATATATATCTTCATTACGTCTTACTTGAGCAGTAGGTTGATTCTTGATGATCTTAGTCTGTGTCTCAGTTCTACTACCTACTTCTTCCTCTTCTCCTGTGTAAGGATTCATCATAGTTATAGGCATTTCTACTTCTACTTCTTCATCCTCATAGTCCCATCCAGTTTGGATTACACATGTACCTTCTCTACCTAATACCTTTAGAGCTTTAGTCATGAAACTATATCTATTGAACTGTCTACAGAACTGTGTGTTCAACACTAGTTCATTTTGAGTAGCAGCTGCTTTATCCTCGAAGGTTACAGGACTACATTTGATTATGTCACTTGTACTTACGAACGGATCTTTTACACTTGCATGTTGCCATTCATCTTGCTTCTTTATATCTCTACTTACTATCTGAGATTTACCAGATACTTCATTACCATATGGTTTACCATCATATTCATTCTTATAGACAGTTCTTATGGCATCCATATCTCTTTTCTTGATCTCACTGGATCTTAAGTCAGCTTTTAGATCCATTAGTATCTGTGATTTCTTTATCATATTGTAGTCCTATTATTATATATCATATGCAATTATACCTTAATATCCTAGCATAGTAGGATTTGTATAGTGACTTCCTACTCTGCCCGTATCTCTATGGTATATTGACATTTGCATTTCTCTGTTACTTCTATACCCACTAGCTGTATGCCAAGCATCTTTAGGTGTTAGTGTTGCATATGTTATCACCTTTGCACCTGGATACTCTTTTACTGATAGATGATGAACATGTCCTGTTCTCCATATCCTATTAGTAGTACTTGCCCACATCTCTGGTGCATCTACAGCCATTAGTAGAGGCAGCTTCTCAGCTTTACCTGTATGACCATGAGTATCAGCTAGTAGATTACATCCAAACTGGTAGTAGTTATGTAGCATTGGACTACCTTGTACTTCTACTCTAGGTTCATCATGATATCTCATCTTCACTAGCATATTCAGAGTGATAGCTGTATGTTCATTATGATTACCTATTACACTTCTGAAGATTATATGTTTATGTTTATCTAGGCATAGATCTATTAGATCATATATACACTGTACAGAGGCTTGAAGTACTTCAGCCCATCTACCGTCTACATCTAGTTGGTTTCCACTATGAGTGGTCTGATTTGACTGATTATCACTATGCATGAAGTCACCAGTATCTAGTATGAATGCAGTCTCTGCTGCTGGAGCACATTGTACTAGATGATTGACACCTTTCCTTAGTATATCTACACCCTTACCTAGTGTCCAGTCTGAGCCTGTGTCCATAGCCCATCCTTTCATACCTAAGTGAGCATCCCCTATAGTGTAGTCACACAGTAGATCAGCTAGAGTATGTTCTGGAGTAGGAGTAGCTTTCACTCTAGGCATATCTTCCATTAGACCAGATATTACTTCAGTCCATTGTTCTAGCATATTCTCTTTGTCTTTGTTAGCTATTACCCATCCAGATACTTCACCTTCTTTATTCACATGTTTAGAGATTCTATCTATACTGAAACCCATTGGAGTCTCTAGTGGATTCAATGCCTCTACAGGACTCATCTTAGAAGCAGACTTAGCCTTCAACATCTTTATAGTCTTTCTTACGTTAGATTCATTTATACCTAACTCTATACCAGCTTTAGCATAGTTACCATTATGTAGTATTGTTGCTTCTATCTTACGGACTTGTGAATCATTTGCATATGGAAGGAGTTCTTCCAGTTCTGTTTTAGTCATAGAGTTCCTTTAAGAATATTCTGAATAGAAGATACCTAGATACCCTCTATCAAATCATTTCTCAGGTTAGACTATGCCTTTGGATTTGTAAGATAGTGATCACCTCCATTTACTTAGGAACATTATTCCAATTACGTTTAATGACATCATACTACCTTTATATTAAGATACATCAGAAGTATACCGCAACTTCACACTATCTCTATTGTTATGTGTTCCTGCTCTGCTTCTAGCTTCTCCATTAGACTAGCTAATGCATCTCTACTACTACCTATCCAGTCATCTCTATCATCTATATTCTTAGTACCAACTAGTATGCATCCTTCTGTGTCTACAGAACTATTTCCACTATGTATTCTTATGCCAGTGAACCCTTCTACATTCATTAGTTGAGGTAGTACTCTATTGAATCTATTACTATGCGTTAATTTCATCTCATATGTACCTCTTGGTATACATGTCTTACCATATACTTTAGTACCACCAGACTCTAGATATCTATCTTTATCTTCTAGTGTGTAGCATTGGAATGCACCATTGATGAAGAGTTTACCTTCTGTAGATGAGTGGTTAGATTGTTCTCTTATGAGTTGTATATACATTAGGGACCTTTATGTAGTAGTAGACTTGTTATAGCTAGGAGTATAGTTGCACCTATAGTTCTTATCACCCATCTGACAGAACCCTCTATATCTTGTATACGTTTATTAGCAACACTGAGCTTTTCATCCACAAGTAAAGCTTTATGACATCCTATACCATTTTGAGTGTTTTCTAGATCTTTTATCTTTACATGTACTCTAGTAAAAGATTCCTTTAGGTTAGCTTCCATATTAGAGAACTTCTCCATTAGTACATTCTGCTTACCTATAACAGTTATGATATCATCTAGTTTCCTATTAGTGGATCCTACAGTTCCAGCAAGATTCTGTATAGACTGAGCCATCATATCTATATGTTTATCATGCTTATTAAGCAAGTCTATCTTGTCTTCTTCTGACATACTGCACCTTTATATACTGTTTTTTGTATTGTACCATATTACTAACATACTCCTATGCTTTTATATCACATATTTGTAATATTACTTATTTGAACCTTCCATGCTTCCAGAACTCAGCACCTTTAGATCCAAAGAAAGCAATTACTGCTGAACCTGTTAGACCACCTAGCATAGACACCCAGTACTCATCAAATGTTAGGAATGGACTTATCCACATCATTATTGTAGTATTTAGTACTAACCAGAGCATAGCTATACTTCTACTAGATTCCCACCATGGTATGCCTTTCTCAGCAGCTAGGAAAGCTAGTGTAAAGTCTTTATCTATCTTATCTAACTCTACTTGTATATTAGGAGGTATCTCTCCAGTGAATAGATGTCTTACACCTTCTGTTACATTAGTTAT